AGGCCCTATAGTAAGGTTTCACCCCATTGGGGCAGATTTCGGCACACGTAGCTTAACAGCGCGGACTGGTAATATGTGCAACTATCCTAGTACGGGAGTGCTCCACTGATCACGCAGCACTTAAAGTTAGTAGATCTTTGTCGGTGCTTGTAACCGTCGTTTGTCTTATAGACAGGTTTGGGCCTACCCTCGTTAACGGATCGTATACCGCAATATCAGTTGGGATCTGTCTTCCCATTCCGCGCCGGGAACACGCAAGAAAAGGCGCCGTACGCTTCCGCGAAGGGGGCCCTGGGGCGAGGTGAAGCCTCCACTGGTTGATGGTCCCATAGACCACGAACTTTTTCTACGAGCACAACCATGTCATTAACCGAAAGCGCTTTGATCGTAGTTAAAGTTGTCCCACCTACAGAGTACGTGCAACTGTTTGTGGATTGGGTGTTGTCTCTGGACGCGTCGTTGAGGACCATCTTTTGGTGGTTCTGGATTGCGTTGTTGCAGTGGCTCCTCAACTTCTTTGGTCTGCTAGGCCAACAAGGTGTCACGTGGTTCGAGTTCTCTCCCTGGGTTTTCTACCTGTTCTGGTTGCCTTCTATGGTGGCCAGGTACTTTGGTTGGATCTGGTGGTTTTGGGCTTGGGTCGTGTGGGCTTTGTCGAAGTTGTGGGAGCATGTCATCGGGCGCACTACTCTAGGTTGGTTACTAGAGCTTGCGGCCGCTTGGCTATACAGAGGAACACTTGCACCGCCGCCAGTGCTTCAGGCGGATGTGCCCCCGCGTCTTTCGTTGGACAAAGGGGAAAATAGGTCGCATATCCTTGGCATGGGATTTGCGGACGAAGCAAATGTTGTGCATGCCAGCGCAACGGCGGGCGGGTTAACACCTTCCCGGCATCGCAAGCGTTCAGTCTGGACCAACAGACTGCAAGCTTATCTTGGCGGCCGCGGTGGTACCGTGGGCAGGCTCGTCACTAGGCGGTGGGTTCCAGACCTCCCTAGTGCCGACCTCCCCGGTCCGGCCAACGCCCTTTTAGGTTTGCTTGATTGCGAAGCGAAACTCCTTGGTGGAGGAGTGATGCCAACCTCTGGGGACGAGCACGAGGTTTTCCTCGTTGTCGAAACGATGAAGGGCAGACTTGTCATCTGCCCGGAGTTGCTCGCCTCCCTGACCTTGTACGCATGCTTTCGCCCGCGCACACAGGAGCTTCTTGCGGGACTTCGGTCCCGCGCGCGTGAGTGGTTTTCCACGAAGGGCATACCCGCCTCGGCGGCGGTGTTTGCGCTACCTGACACGGTAGTTGCGTCCTTTTCGGAAACTGCTCCAGAGCGCCTGGCCCGCGAGCGTCTGGTTGTGGAAGAGGATCCACCCTCTCTTTAGGGAGGCCCGGTTCGTATTCCAGGGTTGTGTTGGGGGACTCCACCTCCGATCGCAACCGGTGTCCTAGACACCAGGAAGGTCGACTGGGCTTCTTGTCAAGAGAGTCGTAGGGAAATGTGGACGGCTTACAGAGCGCCTTTGCAAGGGGCTTTTGTGCCGGTCTGTAACCGTCCATGTCCACACAACGAGGTGACCGCACTTGCAATGCGGACAATGGGGGAGGTCCCTGCCCAAGTTTTTGGGCCTGTATCTGCTGGGTCAGAGCAAACTTGGCGCTTACTTATCAGGTTCGCGCGCAGATACAGAGACGGGGCTCTTTCGTGGAGAGCTACTGCCGAGAGCTATTCTGGAGCTCTCCGGCGACGATATCTAGAGGCCGCGAGGTCCCTTGAGGAAGATGGTCTGTCCGGTTACCAGGATTGGACCATTAGGGCTTTTCTCAAGACGGAAAAGAACAGGGTGCCAGGAAAAGCCATGAAGCCCAGGCTGATATTTCCCAGGTCTCCCAGGTATAACCTGGAGCTGGCGTCCCGTTTGAAACCCTTTGAGCACTGGCTGTGGGGCCGGCTCGTAGGTTCCGTTCTAGGTTTCGACGGCTCGAGACTCGTTGCGAAAGGTCTGAACCAGAGACAGCGCGCCAACCTGATACGCAAGAAGTTCGCTTCTTTTCGTAGGTGTGTCTGTTTTGAGGCGGACGGAAAGGCGTTTGAGGCCCATGTGGGACCCAGTGCTTTGAAGAAGGAGCACGCCGTTTATGCGGCGGCGTTTCCGGGCGATGCGAGGCTCGGGCGACTTCTTTCAGAGCAGATGGTCCTGCGGGGGTCAGTGTCTTGTGGGGCGAAGTTTGAGAGGCAAGGCGGGCGCGCTAGCGGCGATTTCAACACAGGTATGGGCAATTCGTTGTCTTTCCTAGTTGAAGTCGTGGCGGCTATGCGGACGTTTGGTCTGTCAAAATTCGACGTTCTGGTTGATGGCGACAATGTTCTCGTCTTCGTCGAAGAAGACGAGGCAAAGCCCGTGCTGGACGGGTTTTCTGATGCCATCTTGCAGAGCTGTGGCCACGAGGTGCTGCTCGAGCGTCCTGCTCGTGTTTTGGAAGATGTGCGGTTTGGTGGCTCTGCTCCCGTGTTTTTGGGTGAGAAACGCGGGTGGTGCATGGTTCGCGAACACCATCGGGTGATATCCGGGGCGTTTTCTTCACACGTGTTCCTTAGGGAGCCCGTGTTCGCCAAGGATTGGATGGTGGGCGTGGCCAGGTGCGAACTCTCTCAAGTTCGTGGAGTGCCAATTCTGCAGTCTTTCTTCGTCTCAGCACTGAGAGCATTGGGACCGGCGAAAAAGGTCCGGGAGCATGCGCATAGGGATGCTCTCGCTTTAGGTGCTTGGTTTGCAGATGAGGACAGTGCGTTGCAGGTGAGTTTAGACGCGCGCGTTTCTTTTGAGCGCGCGTACGGGGTCCCGATGGAGGAGCAGTTACGACTTGAGAGGTCGTTTCAATCTTTGGTGTTTGGCTCATCCTGGGAATGCTTGTCTGGCGTGGAGAACGTCAATGACTTGCAGGACTTCCTAGACAAACTCGTCTACAACGGACCGTAGATTGTCAGTCGCGCCGGTTGAGTGAGCGCGGGCAAAGAGAAGTGGGCTAGCGGGGCGATGACGGCCTGTCATCCCTCACCCGGCCCGACCGGGAGTCGTAGTGCAAGGACTTAGCGCCCAGCTTAGGTTGGGAATCGCGGCGCTGACACGTAATGGTGAGGTGAACCACCTTGTGCCGTCATCGGCTACTGGCGGACTACCGGGCGCTTGGGGTGGGTGAGCGCGCACGCGTTCGCGCCTCTGGCGGCAGAGCCCAGCTATTCCGGTGGCCCATGGATCTGAGGCCTACGGCTCTATCCTAGTGGCTTACAGTCGCAGGTTGGGTGTTGTCACCTGTTTTCCGCAAGACAACTAGCACAGGGAATTGCCAACCCTGTGTGGTCTGTACGTAGGCAGCCTGTCCACGGCTAGTGGTCGGACCTTCTAGGAGGTCCACCCCCCGG